AGCGATAGATGCTGTTTTACTCATCGCATACGCAATACCCTGTACATCAGCAGCAGCTTTAGCAGCAAGTTGTGAGTATACGTCAGTAACTCTTGAACCCTCATCCATTTCCATCTTAAAACCACGAAGTGCGGCTGTCATTTGTGAAGTTGCTTCTGCAAAATCTTCGCCAGCCAAAGTAGCAAGTTTCATAGTATCTTCAGTAAGAGCAAGCGATTCTGCCGTATCAAGACCTTGTTGATAGAAAAGTACACTTGCTCCAATTACACTTTGTGTAGATTGTCCAAGTTTATTAGCCATTTCTGCATATTGGTTATAGCTTTCCCACATTTGTCCAACCGTGTAGTCGGTAACCATCGCAATATTAGCAAAACTCTTATCAAGTTCTTTAATATCATTAAAAGTTTGAGAAATGACTTGTCTAACTCCATTAATAGCGCTGCTGATAGATAAGAAAGTCTTAATAGCCTGTTTCATATCATCAAATTTATTGTTTATTGCTTCTGCGGCTTCAGACTGCTCTGTCATCTTTTCAGTAGATTTTTCTGTAGATCTCTCTAAATCTTCCTGAGCTTGATGTGCTTGTTGTAAACCTTGTGTTTGCTCTTGAACGAATTGCTCTGTAGCGTGTTCTCCTTCTTGAATTTCGGCATTAACTTGCTCTTGAGCTTGTCTAATTGCATTCGAGTTCTTTTGCACTGCTTGTACATCAGCATTATTAGCAATCTCTTGCCCTTGCGAACTTAATTCAAACTGTCCATCAATGTTAGTTCTACCAAGCGTTTGAGCCCTTGTGATTGCAGCTTGTTGTTGAGAACTTAAATTATCAGTATAAAAATTTCCGATATCATGTTGAAAATTAGAAAGAAGCTGTGTAGTTTCAGTAAGTTCAATGCCATATCCTTTCATTGACTTCTTCATTAATTCAACCGCATTGTCTGCTGTTTCGCCAGTTCTAACAACTTCTTCTAAAGCTTTTTTATAGGATTTCTGTAATGCAATATTTGTTTTTAATTCATCAATTTGATTCTCTCCGCCAGATTTAATTAGATTACCTGCGGCATCTCTTGCTCTGGCATCATTTTTTCCTCTTTTAGCATTACCTTTCTTTGCAGTTGCCCCAACATCATCAGCAGTTAAGCCTACATCAACTTTAGTATCAATATACTCTCTACCACTACCTTCTTCCATGGTTTTTGTACCATGTTTTGCTTTTGCTGCTTTTTCTTTAGCTTGACCAACTCTTTTAATTGCAGCTTCAAGATCGCCTTGAGCTTCAACTTCATTCATAATAGCTTGGCATTCTTTTTGAGTTAGTTTAGCCGCACCAAGTTGTGCGGCGACGCTATCTTTTGCAGCTTGTTCTAATTGTCCTTGTTTAACAGTTAATTTATCAAGCTCTTTTGTATATTTTTGAATTTCAGCGGCATTTAGATTAAAGTTTCCTGCTTCATTAACGCTTTGTAAACCAACATTAACCTTGCTAAGTGAAGATCCAAGTTTTTCAAACTGTTTCTCGAAATTTGCAATTTCTTTTGGATTTGAAAAACCTTTTTGAATTTGAGCCAATAAGTCAGTTACAAGCTTTTCGGCTTGAGCTATGTCTTTGTCTACGCCTTTAAATAAAGAGGCGTCTGCTCCGGCATCTGATATTGATTGACGGATTTTCTTTAAACCAGAAAGAACTTCAGTACCATCAAAACTACCTTGGAATTGTATTTTTTGTGTATATGTTTTACCTGCCATTTAGTTCACCTCTTTAATTTATGTATTTTATACTACTAATATCTCTTAAATCAAAAGTAAAACCATTATATATAATTCTTCCTCCAGCCTCTCCCGCCAAATTTGCTGCAGCAGAATCATTAGATAAGTCTACTTCTAATCTTTTATCTTTTTTGTCCGGTGCAGGAAGCGGAAAGTTATTTAAATCAAAATATTTATTATTACTTTTTTTATTCTTTAATTCACATATTATTTTTTGAAATATTAAGGAAGCTGGAATCATTTTGAAATTAAGAATAAAAAAATTATTTTTTAAATCTCCTAAATTGCTTTGAAAATCGCCATATCTTGACCAGTATTCAAAATTCATTTCAAGAACTTTTTTTACAGAATTCTTCATTGCAGAGGCATTCTTAAACAAATATTGATTTGCAGATAAATATCTTAATTGAACAACTATATCTTCACCACCTGAAATTGAATCATGTGCGATATATCTTCTAATATCTTTTCTAAATACAGAAACATCTGTATCATATAAATGGAAAGAATTAACTACTGAGCTATAATTCTTCACTTGGAAACCACTTAAGGTGGTATTTACTTGTTTATTTACATAAGCGACGTCAACATGTGCTTGTTGGCCCAATTTATTTAAATCTTGTCCATAGATCTTGGTAGCATCAAGACCAAGGTAAAAACTTGCAAAATGTTCTCCAACATGTCCAATTACCGCCGCACCGCTAGTATAGGATTGTCCCCAAGCATTAATGCTATTTATTAATCCAGTATTTTTAGAAACAATTTCATCCCAATATTGTTTAGCATCAGAAAATTTACTGCTAGCGTTTTTCAATTGATTGGAAATAAAAGAAGAAAAAGTTCCATTAAATTGATTGTTTTCACTATTCTTATCTAAAAAAGATGAAGTTAAGAAAGAAGTAGATTTTCCAAATTTAATCTTTTTAAATTCATTTTTATCAATATAAATAGGTGTATAAAACCGCTTATCTATAGCGTCGCCATCGATTTCAATCCCTTCTTTTTGTAAAGCTTTTCTAATTATTGTCCGAATTAATTCTTCTAAATCTTTCATTGTTTTTCTTTCGTCTTGTACGGCACGAGACATATCCAATAATTCTCTCTTATTTTCCTCTTGAGAGAGGATTTCATGTTTTACTAATAAAGTTTCTTGTTGAATGTCCTCTTCTATTGTAAATGAATATTCTCCAAATAAATCTTCAATTTTAATTATTTTTTCTGCATCTCTTGAAGAAAAACTTGTTTTACCAGAAGTAGATGTCTTTTCTCCAACAAATTTAATTCCACTGAGATCTTTCATCATAGCTCGACACAATTCTCCTATTTTTTCAGCTGGAATTTCAGTGTTTTCGCCGTACTCTTTAGTCCATATATCTATTGCTTGTGTTCTTAATTGTCCCCATACATAATCAAGAAAATCTTTAATCGTTATAGCATGGCCAGAACCAATTGTTTTCTTTCCTTGGATCTCATCCATACTAAATTTTAATTGGCTATCTGAGTTCAATCCTGAAATTAACTCTTTTGAATATAAAAATTCAATAAAATTTTCTTCTTTTTCTTCAAATTCTCTACCTAATAAAATCTTTGAAAAAAAGGATTTATCTTGAGTACAAAGAAAATTAATATAAGTAGAAATATTATTCATCGAAGAAAAAAAGGAAGAAAAAAATGTCTTTTGTTGCTCTTCTGGAATAAAAGTTTTGAAAAAAATGATTTCATTTTTATAACTTTCATCTCTTAATCTTTTTAAAGTATCAATTAAAGTATTATTGGAGTCATCTAAATTATTTAGATAATTTATAATATTATTATAAATGTTTTCATTATCTTGAGTTGCTTGATATGGATTCAAACTGAACAGATTCCCCATTTTCCTCACCTCTTAAATAAAGAATGCGGCACCTCTCGATACCGCATTAAATATAATCTCCTGTTAATTCTTTGTCCAAGAAAGTAATTCTACAAACAGACTGTTTCTCCCTTCTTACATTCTCATCTGGATATCCTGTAAAAAAGAAATCACTAACAGTCGAGCTATCATAATTCTTTCCTAATCTCAATGATAAATTAGAAGATAATTTAATCTTTGGTATCTCCAATATCGCAGTGGTTACCTCTCCACTCATTTCATCCTTTACACTCATTTTCCCAGCTAAACTAAGAAAACCATTAAAAAGCCGGTCTCCGACTTTTATTACCTTAATCTTATCTTCATACTCAAAAGTATAATCCACATAGACTTTTCTATATGGCCTTTTAAAAGATAATCTATTTTCATAAATTTCAAAATCATCTATTCTCTGTCCAGTTTCTTGATCATAAACAAAAATAAATTTTTCTCTGCTTGGCGGCAAAGGTTTTAACATTAATTCCGGTCTTCGTCCCATTGGTAACGGCTCATTACAAGGATTACCTTGCGCACCCATAATACAATTGCAATGATTGGGTTTATATTTTAAGTCTACATAACAATAATCATTGTCTTCAATTGTATAAACTATCTCATTATATGAAACTGATTTTGTCTTAGGCATTTCAATCTTTGAATTTGAGAGTAATGCCCAGCTTACGGGAGAAAGAACACCATGAGAAATTGCAAAATTCATCTCTTTATCTGTTTCCCAATTTATAAGTGCATTATTATGATAACCACCGCGTGCTTGTACAGAACTTTTTCTTTCTGTAATGTCTGCGATTTCTGCGGTTTTAAATAATAATAATGTTTCATTTATATTAAATTTTCTTCCATTAAACTCTAAAGGACTATTGAGTCTGATACTCACATCATATAGCTCTTTAATGCCCGAAAAATTATCCATATTTCTCGCCTCCTTTTACTCTCACAAATAAAGTAGTTTTTTATTAAAAACACTATAAGAAAATAAGACGAGTGAGCTCGTCTTATTATTAATAAATTTCATCATTTGATTCTGATATGTCAACTTTCTCATATTCAATAGGAGTGTAAGTATATTTTGATTTTTGAGGTATAATTCGTGTGCCGCCCTCATAAATATCTTCTTCAACATCATATTGTTTTAATTCCATCATAATATCATTTGGCGGCACTAAAACATCAATTGACATTGAAAAAGTAGTTGGATCTCCTTCCGCTTCAAGTGTAATATTTGTATCTGTGGTAACATTAGCACGATAAATTGTAAATTGATATCGTTCATCTTTTCCTGTCTTTTGATTTCTAATATAAGTTTCTCCTACAATACGATATTTATCTGGAAAAGTATCTGCATTAATTACAAATGTTCTTCCAAGAATACTATCATCAAATTCTTCTTTTCTTTTTATCGTACGAGTCCATTTATAATAAATTGTACCCAATTTAATTTTAAATTCGCCGGGATTATCTTCTGTTGCTGTTTCAAAAGTTACATTGACTTGATCTTCTGGCGGCAATAAAGGTAACATTGTCTTTGCATCATAAAAAATAGTAAAAGAACTTGTTCTGTCATCTGCATAATATTTTTTTAATCCTTCTCTTTGATTATAAATACTAATCTTTTGTCCATCTTTCTTTTTTACGATACACTTTTCCATTCTATCTATGACTTCTAATTCATAGATTTCATCTTTAATTTCACCAATATCTTTTAATTCCTTAATTTTTTCAATAATTCGTTGAATAACTTTTTGAGGAATTACAGTCAAATCTTCTTTAAGATTGGATCTTGTATAATATTGTTGAAGTAACTTTTGTCTATTTTCGGCCACATAGGCATTATCATTTTCAAATGAATAGTTGGACGAATCCTCTCCATGATGAGTATTTGGAGCTTCATAAATCCCTTGCGCGGCCGCAAAAAGAACTTCCATCTCTTCTTTCGTTAATTCAGGAGAAGGATATGCTTTAGTTGAATAATGACAAATAGCATATTTATTTGTTGTATTACACTTAACAATTGTAGAAGTATAAATAGAAAGTTTAAAATCAAGTCTGCCACCCCAAATCATACTCATACTAGCAGGAGAAAAGAGAGCATCTTCAAGTTCTAATGTAATGTTTTTACCAAAATTCCAAGTAATAAGTTTCTTATTACCTTTTCCTCCAAATGCTTCAACTTTTTCTGCGGTTTTCTCTAAAGTGGAAACCTTTAAAGTATCTAAAAAGAGGACGGGAGTGTAGAATTCTTCTTCACCGATTTCTGTAATAGAATAGAACACAACATCTGCTACTTCTTTAATTCCATATTTTTGAAATAAATTCATTCTTATCCCTCCCCCTCTGAAGATGAATCTTCTAAGCTAACTTCTATATTTTGTCCATATTCATTATCACTAGTAAATTTAATATTTAATCTTTCCAATTCTTCTTTTTTAGTCTGAATATTTCCATGTTCATCAAGCACAAATACTGGTACACCATTTTCCCACTGTATTACATCGTCAACAGTCTGAACAAGGAGATATGTACGAACTATACCAGCAATACCTTCAACTAAAATTTCTCCATTCTCAATACTGCCATCTTCTACTTCCGCAGTTGTTGCCCAATACATATTATTATCAACATAAAATTCTGCTAAATTCAAAGGATGGATAATTTTTAATCCAACAATATCTTGTCTATCTCCATATTCCTCGATTCCCCAATTAAGCTCATATGGACTATACCATTTTGCCTCAATTTTAACATCATCAAGGGTAATATCTGGATCATCTACTGGAATAACAGTTGTGCTACCACTTGTTTGTCCGCCATACTTGGCTTGTTCAACATTATATTGAGTCAGCTTCATCATAGTTCCATCTTCTTTCCTTAACACTTGAAGAGTCATCTTAAATACGGTTGGATCTCCTGCTGCCTCAAGTGTAAAACTATTTTCCGCCCCCATTTTACAGAGAGGAATTTCAAATTGAAATCTTTCATCTTCATGTGTATCACGATTTCTGCTATAAGTTTCGCCAACCAAACGATAGATACCTGGAAAATGCTCTGCATCTACAATAATTCGATTACCTAAACTCATATGTGGTGGCGCAACACTCCTTGTCCATTTATAATAAACCTCATTCTGTTTAATTAAACGAAGTTTTTTAAAACCTTCTTCTGGATAACGACTTCCATCTTTTCTAATAAAGAAATCAAGATTAGGCTCATAGGGCTGCATTGTTGTTGGATCGATAAAGACAGTTAAAGCAGTTTTATCATATTTCTTTAAATATCTATAATTTCCATGCTTGATATTTGTATCTGTGTCAATTACAAAATTTCTTGTAGCCACACATTTCTCCATTCTATCGAGAAACTTTACACCCTCAATTCCGTGTTTAATTTGATAGATTAATTCCTGAGGCACATTTACAAATAGATTTTTTCCTTCTGAAAGTGTAAAACTTCCATCTTCAAAATCGACTGGTTTATTAAAACTCCAATAATTTCTTCCATATTTTGAATAGTAAGAAATTTCAACATTATTTTTTTCGTGCCTGAGTTGTCCATCAAGAGACATGATAATTAAGTTTACTGTCCATTTATAAATAGTTCCTTTAATTTGGCTCTCTTCTATTGAAAAATTAGAAAAATCTTTTAATATAGCCTTTGCCCAAGAAAACTTTTCTTTGTGCGCATCAAAAACGCCCCATAGCTCAACACTTTTACTCGCATATTTTCCGCCCCAAAGCATACTCATCGATGCAGGAGTATAAAGAGCATCTTCTAAATTTATAGTAATTTCTTTTCCATAATCCCAAGTAATTAAATGAGGATTACCAAGGCCGCCGCGAGCCGAAGTTTGTTCTGCTGTTTGCTCTACAGACGATATTTTTAATGTATCTAAATATAAAACAGGAATGTAAATTTCTTCATCATTTTCATCTAATTCTATAGCATAGAGAGTAACATCAGCCACTTCTTTGATACCATACTGTTCAAAGATATTCATTTACATTCCCCCTTAATCACTTAAAACTTTCGTTGAACCGTCAACAATTTCAATTTCTCCATTTTCATTAATAGTGGTTCTTTCTTCTGTTTCATATGCAATTAATTCCATCATAATACCATTTTTAGGTCTTGCAACTTCAAGATCTAAATTAAATACGGTTGGATCTCCTGCTGACTCAAGTGTAATAGAATGTTCTGATTTTACTTTACACATTGGAAATCTTAATTGCATCCTTTCATCTTCACCAGTATCTCTGCTTCTAATATAGGTCTCTCCAACAAGCATGTATAAACCCGGAAACTCTCCCGCTTTGATTTCAATTTTTTGAGCTTTTAACTTTTTCTTTACTGGTGCTAAAGTAAGAGACTTAATATAATAAGCTTCACCTTGATAAAACCAATAATCATCTGGATAAGGAGACATTGTTTGTGGGTTTACATACGCCCATAGCTTTCCATTTTTTCTTTTTGCCTCTAAAGATTCTCTATCTTTTTGAAGGACTGTTGAATCTTCTTTTTCTTCCATGTCCATTGATGTAATTTCTAAAATATCATTTTCATATTTAGTAATTAAATAATAAATCATCTCATTGATACCAGAAAAACGTAGCCATAAATCTAAATTCTTAAACTGACTTAAAATTACATCTACTTGGGGCTCATACCAAGTTTTTCCGTCTTTAGAAAAATATGCAAAATATTCGTCATTTGCATCAATACAAATGCATAAGTACTGAGCCTCCTGTGCTTTCATTTTTTCATTGGTCTCTTGTGGCGGCACCCAAGTTGCTGTATTATTTCCAATTTTAACTATATTTCCACTTGGTTGATTTGGTGTGGACTCTTCTGTCGATGAAGAGCTATTATCTTCTCCCACACTATGATCCACAATAAGATTACCAGTAGGAATACCATTCCCATTAAAAGAATTAATCTTATAAATAATATTGAACTTATTCTCTTCAAGATTGTCATTAACAATAAACTGAGAGTTTAAATCAATTAGATAAATTCCACCTTCTACATCAAAGAATTTATCTGGAACAACAGCAATTGATTGAATATCTGATTCGACAAAAGCTCTCCAACGATAGGCATGATTCAGTACATTTCCAAATCCCATAATTGTTGTGCCATCAACTATAGAGGATCTCAATAAAAAATTATTATAGCCTTCTCTTGGATCATCTTTTAGTTGAGGTAATAAAGAGCCAATTGTAGAAGTATTCCTATCTGATTTTGGAAAAATTACTTTCTCCATTCTTGAAATTTTTTCAACATTCCTCTTGTCTTTCCATGTAATTCCAAAGTCATGATCTATTTTCCCATTTACCCAATCAGTGCCTAAAATGCCGCCCCAACATAACCCCAGCGATGCTGGAGTACACAAGGCATCTTCAAGAGTTACATTAATTTGCTTACCATAATCCCAGCAGATAAGTCTTGAATTTCCCAAGCCACCTTCTGCCCAAACATTTTCTGCTGTTTTTTCAGTCGAAGAAATCTTTAAAGTATCTAAAAATAAAGCGGGAACACAATATGTGCCCCCGCTCCCATCTTTCTTTTTATGAATACTATAAAGAGTTACGTCGGCTACTTCTTTTATTCCATATTGGTCAAAAATATTCACCTTTTAACACCTCTTTTAAGAATTAGTACTCAGTAGCTCCGATATATCCAAGATCATCTGTCATATCTGCATTAACCTTAAACATTTCAGCGCCGTCAAGAAGGTTGAGGTTCTCTGTATCCTTAACCATTGTAGAACCGTCGTTCTCCTCTTCATTCTCAACTACATCATACTGAATAAGCTTAAGCATTACGCCATCATCAGGACGAAGAACAGTAAGCTTCATAGAGAATACAGATGGATCGCCCTCTGCCTGAAGAGTGATAGTCTGCTCAGAAGACATCTTAGCCTGAGGAATAACGAACTGGAATCTCTGGTCTTCACCAGTATCCTTGTTTCTTGCAAATGTATCGCCAACAACCTTATATGTTCCAGGGAACTTGTCAGCAGAAATTTCAATTGTAGTACCAAGACTATTATCGCCATAAGCAACAAAACGAGTCCACTTTAAGAATGTTTCACCCTCAGCAATAGGTGCGCCATCCTGATAAGGCTGCATTGTTGCAAGATCAATGTAAACTGCCTGTGCGGTGGTATCTCCTTCAGAGGGAACACCTTTACTATTACCAGCAGGAACGATGAAAGAACGTTTAGCAGTACACTTTTCAGCTCTATCAATTCTCTTTGTTTCCTTTACGCCCTTTGTAAAGTCTCCCCCGTTATATGAGCCAAGCATTGCGCTCATAGAAGCTGGGCTATAAAGAGCATCTTCAAGAGTTACAGTAATTTCTTTACCATAGTCCCAAGTAATAAGCTTAGCATTACCACGGCCGCCTATTGCATCAGTAGATCCAGCAGTCTGTTCAATAGTAGAAACCTTAAGTGTATCAAGGAAAAGAACAGGAACATATCTGTTTACTCTCTTCTGTGTCTTACGAACCTTAAGTGAACTTACTGTACATACTGCATCGAAAGATTCATCAAGAATTGTTGCATCAATAACATGGATAAGACCATTGTCAACGACTTTTACGCAATCGTCAGATGTAGGATAGCCATTTTCATTAACCATCCAAGCCATTTTTTCAATTCTGCGCTCACCATGACGTCCAACTTTAAAGATAATACCCTTATCACCAAGAATTACAAGAGCAAGATATTCTACACCAGCAAAAATATCCTCTTTATAAATAAATTCTTCCTTAGTAATTTTGCTAATAAATTTAAATTTACCCTCAGTATCCTGAGAAAGTTTCTTGTAATTTACGTTTCTAAGAAGGTAAACATAAGAACTTGTTGCGATTTCTGTTGTTCCTACATTTACATAGATTGCTCTATTTGAAACGCCGTCTGGAGTTACTGCAACTTGTCCGCTAAGCTTTGTTAAAATGCCTAAAACAGAATCTAATGTGTATAGAGATGTTACTCCACCAGTATATTCATAATTTTCATCAAGATCAGAAGCAGTATCTACACCTACTTTATAACCACCAGTAAGAGAAGTTGGACCAGTAACATTAGAATCTTCTACTCTATCTAATGTGCCTTTCTTCTGTCTTAAAGCAAGAATTGCATCATTAATACTATAACAAGTATCTTTATTCCACATTGTCAAAGAACTAATTACAGTATCCTTTGCATGTGTTGTTGCAGTACCGTCTGCAAGAGTCAACATTGTAGGATCAAAATAACCCATTTCATCATCGACAATAAGCTCTGCATAGTCTTTATATGCAACATCATATGCTTTTGCCTTCATTGCAAAAGTAAAAGTCTTAATGGTGTCATTAATAGCTTCTGTACTATAAGTATTGGCCTCAAAACTACCAACTAAACCTACAACTACAACTTTTTGAGTTGAATTTGGCGCTGCAGCAAAATTATCATTAAATTCAATTTTGCCCTCAAAAATTTTTAGTACGTCAGCGTCAAAAGCATATCTCACACCAGTTTTTGTAATCAAGTTTTGATTTTTAGCAAAAATATCAAGAACTTGCTGCTCATAATCTACTTCATGATTATGTACTTTAGTAGCATCTGTTACTAACGATGCATCCGCAAAAACATATGCTTCAAAACCTTCGTCTACACCAGCACCTTTCTCATTCAATGGATAAACTGTCTTAAGCTCAAGAGCTCCCTTTAGGATAGTAGCAGCACTAATTTCTCTCTGAGATTCATAAACTTCGTCTTTCTTTTCAATACGATAAAATGTAACATCTGCTACTTCTTTAATGCCGTACTTTTCAAAAAGATTCATATTAGCCATACGTTAAATTACCTCCTATTTTTCCTTGAGGCTCTCGCCCCAATATTTTGTTTTGAGTTTCTTTGAATCTGCTCCAGCACAAAGCATTTGAATATCTTGATTCCACTTTTCCCTCGCCTGATGACGTTGAATTAGTCCATAAAACGCATAAAGCGTTTTATTGGAATAATCAATTCCAAATGTTTCTGCTATTTCTAATAATTCTGCAAGTGATTGTCCGTCACCATTCTTTGCTTGCTGTTTTCTTTTTGCTGCATCTCTAGCCTCTCTTTTAAGTCTAAATTTACGAGCAATTGCAGATTCGTTCTCTGGCGGCGCCTCTCTAACTTCTTTTCTATTTTGTATTCTTAAAATATCTTGAAAATCTACAAAATTTTTTTCTGTTATAAGACGCTTTTCCTGAGGAGGACCAACAAGCACAGAATTAATTTTAGGAAGTAGTAATACATCTTCCTTGATAAAAGTAGAAAACGCCGACTGGAGTTCTAATAAAAACATATCAGCATGAGCTGCGCTCTGAAGAAGATATGACAAAGGATATATTTCCTCTATTTTTGGTTCCTGTCCTGTTTTTTCTTTTATAATTTTTGCAATATCAGTTTCGTTCAGTAATAGCAATCCAAGCTTTGCATTATAATTACTTGTTCCCATTTCAATAATATCATATATTGTTCTAGGAATTACCTTACAAACTCCAGTTAAAATACTGGGCGCGCCCACGTAAGCTTGTTCTTTTATTGTTTCTACTTGATTAGGAGAAATCATTTATTTTAAACCTCATTACATAACAGCTCATTTCTTCTGTTAATGTAGAAAGATTAAAACCTAAATATTTAATCTCTCCAAGACCATTTAAACGCTTATCTTGTAAACTTTTCCGAATTTCTGACATAATTGCAAAAGGGCGCAACGTATCTCCAGTAATTGTCCATTCCTTAAAAGGACAATATACACTTATAATAAAAGATAAATTCTCATTATCTGAATTTAAACTGCTAACCTCTCCTTCATCAAAAAGTAAAACAATTTTGCTCTGAGTAGACTGTTCCTCTGCTGTTATAAGAGGAATTACTCTAATATTTTTATGAAGTAAAGATAAACCATTAATATTATTCGGATGAGTTTCTTTATTTAATGGGTCTAAGTCAGTATTAACCAATAATTTACACAGGTCTTGGTTCTGCATTAATTTTTTAGCTAATTTAATTAAATTTGGTCCGGTTTCCTGTCCATATTTTACTGTAGAATCCATTTTACTCACCCCTATTTGTTAATTAAGAAGAAATTTGTATCATCATCAACCGGAATGTCTGCTGAGCTTCTTGGCTCAGGTTCTGAAATAAGTCTTTCAGACAATGATATATAAGCAACATTATCAATACTAATCTCATCAATACCGCTGATTTCAAATCCTTTTTCTTTATACTCAAAATAAATATCTTTTTTTAGAAAATCAAAATCTCGTGTAATACAACGAATTTCTCTATACGGTTCACGATATCCGTTTGTTGCTTGAGCAAAAGAAAAATAGTCTTTTACTAAAGAACCAGAAGCGCTTACCATTTTAACAGGAATACTATACGTTGTATCTCCATATTCGTTTGTAATATTAATTTCACTGTCCAGACAGATTACTTTGTAAGATTGATATCCTTTGGCAATATTTTCTTCACAGAAAATAACTAACCAAATTTTATCATATTCAACCTCTTTAATTTTCTGAAAAACTTTTAATATATCGCCAGTTTTTAGTGGCGCAGCCATAGTGGAAATCAATAAATTTGAAATTAATTGGCTTTCGTTCCATTTATTCGGCTGAAGCGAACAGACAATATCACTTTCTTCTTCATTAATTTGATAAATATTTGCTTGATATTCTGTCTTCTTAAGAAAAAGCATATCAAATTCTTTCTCTTTACGAGTTTTAACCCTTTCCTGTTGAGTTGCTCCTTCTCTATTTATTCTTTTTAAATAAACATCTTCAAAATAACTCATTCCACATCAATCCTATCAAACAAATTCATACACTCAAAAATAGTTTTTCTGTAGTATTTAAATGATAAATATCTACATGCTGATAATTTATTAAAAAGGGTATAATATTCAATAGTTTTTTGATCTTCTTTATACCCTAGTAGCTCAATTAAGATGGTATCCAAAAATTTTTCCCATTCCCCATCTTTTTCTCTTTCTCTAAGAAGTCCATAAAGCCTCTTCTTCATTTTATCACGATATCCCTCGCAATAAATTTCTTTAATATCTAGGTCTGCCATTACGATTACCTCCCGCCAGTTTTCTATACCTAAACGGTTTTCTTTTGACTGAGCGGTAGTAAATACTTTCTAAATCCTTCGCTTCATCAATAACTTGCTGTCTTAATGAAATAAAAGTCTTTAAAAGATTTGCTTGCGAGAAGTCGCTTTCTTCATACTGAGTCTTTATATTTTCCCAAGAATCAATTGTTCTTTTCAGCCACTCTTGTTTCATATAAACAGCTAAAACTTGAATTTCATCTTGACACATATTTTCATCTACAAAACATTGATGTTCTTCATCTATTTCAATTTTGCAACGAGGAAATTTAAAATATGGAATGGCAGAATTAAGAATTGAACGCCAATCTTGAATGAACCATTCTAAATCCTCAGGTGTGCGACATCTTGCCCAGTCGTCTTCATTAACCTTACTAAGGAAAGTATCATATACCTCCATTAAAGTAGTCATTGTATCACCTTAACTTATTTATTTTCGCTTTGATTCATTTTCGTTTCAGCTTTCTTTACATCCTTATTTCTTGAAATTACCTTGAGAATATCTACACCAGTTAATTCTCCAATATAATCTGTTTTCTGAATATCTGCGATCTCATGTAAAATTGCATAATTAACAACTTCTCTTACCTGTGTTTCAGGCAATTTATCAATTTCTCTCTTAAATACAGAAAAAGGAACATTAATTAGAAGATTATTAATTTGTAAATCAGAAAGTACAATAATATTTTCTGGCTCGGTTGCATCTTCTGGTTCAAGCCCCAAATCAATCTTATCTTTCATATCTGGAATATAAAGAATTCCTCTATCAATCATAACTCTTACTCCATTATCCCAGAGCATCTGTTCTACAGCTTCATAAGGAAGTGGAATAATCTGTCCCTTCTGAGTCCATCTACGATTAATACCATACTCAGGCTTTTTAACTGAAACAGTCTTGTTGACCATATTCTGTACCTTTACCATTCTTTGTGCCATATTTAATTCCTCCTTTTAACTCAAAAATGGTGAGTGAGTATAACTCGCTCACCACTTTCATCAATATACTATATTTACGTTTAAATTAACCAGTATGAGAAGGATACTTAGTGTGCTCTACGCTAAGATCTGTGTTCTCATAAATGCACCAATTGTGGTGACTAAGGATTGCAACACCGATTTTCTTATAAACTTCAATCTCGAAGCTTCTATCTCTACCGCGGAATTCATCAAGACGAGTCTGTCCCTCAAATACAATCTTAACAACCTTTTCTCCACCAGTTGGGAAGATATAAGCAAATCCCGGGTTAATCTGTGTAACTTCGTTAGTTTCGTCAGTATAAGACTGAGGAAGCTGAACGATTGGGTTACCACGGAAGGACTGAACGGAACCTGTATTAGCAATAGAATCAATATCTCGAGGACTATATACAGGAGTTGCATAACCATAAGCTCTACCAGCTTCATTTGTAGCAGCACCATAAACAGGCATACCGATTGCATCAGGACCCATTTCTGCGATAAACTCAGGAGCAGCAAAGATTGTTGCGCCACCGCCATAGCTTCTTGCAATAGCACAAAGCTTAGCCATTTCATCAGCATTGAAACCAGCAGTAACTACAGCATTCTTAGCAGGTCTATCTTCTGCATTAACAGAAGCGATAAGAGCTTGCTGAACCATACCCATGATTCTTTCCTGAAGACCTTCAAGAAGGATTTCTGTAGACTCTGCAATATCCTCGTCGCCGCAAATATATCTCTCATAGTCAATGTAAGCAGCACCGCCGATTGCCTTACCGCCAAGCTCGAATGTGTCGCTGTCAAGTCTGAAGCTCTCGTAAGCACCAGAAAGTCCAACCTGTGTAATAAACTGCTTAGCTCTCTGACGTCCTCTCTTAACCTTAAATACAGCTCTCTGACCGTCACCTACATTCTTGATTTCTGCAAAAGTACCCATAACGTCTTCTACATACTTAGGAAGAATTTCATCATAAGCCTCTTCCATGATCTCAAAAAGATCAAGCTTGTTTCTCTGGAAGCTTCTATAGTCGCTAGCCAAAGTATGGATCTCATCTCTTAGAGTATTTTTAATATCTGAATTTGAAAACTTAGTAGGGTCTGGATTGGTGCCTCTAAATGCACAAACTACTAAATCTTTAATATCGTTCTTATTAGCCATTATTATCTAACCTCCCTTTCTTTAAAATTAAACAGTAGGTTTACGAACCATCTGGAACATGAAAGCCAATGAGCCATCTGCATTAGTATAGCACTTAACAACCTGTGCATAAACTCCGCAAAGAGCGTCTGCTACAGCGGCACCAATTACAAGCTTACCATGAGAACCTTCAACAACATATGCATATACAGCTGTACCTGCAGCCAAATTAGCCTTAACTGCATCATAAAGCTCTTTAGAAGTTTTTGCTGTATAAGCTGTATCATTCCAAGCTACACCATTAAGAGTAAGTCTTTCGCCCACTTCTGTGTAACCAAGTTTAGGGAGATATTCACCACGAATTATGCAATAATTTCTACGACCAGGAGTAAACTGGTTGTGAATCATTTCACTAGAATAGCATATACCCATTGGGAAACCCTTATCACTAAGCTCCTTTGTAGGAATAGTAACAATCTTGTTTGCCTTATCAACAACATAGAAAGAACCGTTCTCTCCGTAAATCATACCTGTTTCTGCTTCCTCAGCTGTCATAGGGAAATGAGAAGCAAAAACTGCGGGATCAAGCTCGCACTGCGCTTCAATTCTGCCATCACGAGTAAATGATACCTGGTTAGGCTCAATCTGGCCATAACCTCTACAATCAAAAAACTTAATTGCCATTACTTATTACCTCCATTCTTATATCTATTTAAGAGTCTAATGACACCTGATTCAGTTTTACCATTGTCAGGATTGCCACCTTTAAAAATAAGACCGCTATCCTCTCTCTCAGCAAAAATTGTAGGATCTGCGTCATAAGCAGCTGTACAAACTTCCTTCTTAAAATCTGCAACTTCAAAACTATCCATTACATTCTTAAAGTTTTCAATTTGTTCGTCTGTTAAATGTGCAGAGAATTCATTAATAATTGCAGTCTTCTTTTCAGTTTCAACGTTCTTCTTGAAAGTTTCAAGAGATTCGTTCTCACTAATAATGTTATTTTTCTCATCCTCTAATCTAACATTTTCAGCGGTTAAGTCAGAGATTTGAGTTTCATATTCAGTGATCTTTGCTTCTTTCTCAGAAATAGTGACTTCAAGAGCAGTCTTCTCGCTTTCAAATTCAGCAACCTTACCCTCAAGTTCTGTCTTTCCTGTAGTCGAGGTTTCCTTTTCTGCCTCAAAAGCAGTCTTTTCTTCTTCTAATTCACTTACCTTACCTTTAAGAGTAGTATAAGCTTCTTGTGCTGCCTCGTAAGTTCCACTAATTGCCTTCATAGCCTCAAGCGCAGAATATTCAGAAGCTGTTACATCAATAATTTTAACATCAATGATTTCACCAAGAGTTATGTTATCACCATCTTTGGTATAATAAACTCTATGATAACCATCATTGTTTACATATAGAGCATAATCATCATAAACATCAGTTATGAAACCATTAAGCTCCCAATTACCCTCTTCATTAAAATTAGGGTTAATAAGGTCAAATAGAATATTTGCCTTTTCATTGTCAGAAAGTCTAAACAATGTCTTGTCCATTTTCTCACCTTCCTCCTTCTTAATAGTGTTATCAAGTTGTTTAATATAATTTACACAGTTTTGTAAATCTTTGCATAAGCTAAAGAATGTAGAGCCTTCAAAACAAGGTTCGATATCTCTACCTAAAGTTTGAAGTCCCACCAAACTTCCTTTTAAAAAATAGAAATAAGGTTTGCCATCACTTTCGCTAATTCTCCACTCTCCTTTTAAGTTAGGACGAAAGATTTCCATTGACTGTGATTTACCAGGTATTAAGCTTGCTTCTGGATAAAGTCCTGTAAAAAGATAAACGTCAGCAGTTGCATACTCTCGTTCTACACCATCTTCATCTACATGCTTTTCCCAAGCAAAATGATGAGTTTCTGGAACAATACCATAAATCCTACCATCAGTATTGTCTTCTCCGTGATCCTCAAAATCAACTTCTCCATAATTAAAAATACCTTTAATTGGAGCATATGGGAGAGATGAAATTAATTGATTTGCAAAATCGTCTGATATATATGTACGATTTCTATTCATCCCCTTATAAAAAATTCGAACTCTACATTTAGAAATCGTATCTGTAACAGTTTCTACGTTACCATATGTAGTTACATCAAAATTTAAACATACATCATCAAAATTAGTTACACTCATTTTTCTTCTTCACCTCCGCCATTATTTGTGTCTTCTTTCTCCTCTTTTTCTCCGGTTTCTTCTGCATTACCTGCTTTTTCTACTCCTTCCTTTTCAGTATTCGCTGTTTTTGTTGCGGCAGCAGTAATTGCATTTGTTTTACCAGACTGAGTATATGCAGATTGTAGTGGCTTAAGAGATTCATCAAGTTCAAGCAATTCATTTTCAAGTTCCTTGAGATCTGCAAGACTTGTCTGATCAATACCTGTAGAAAGGATTGGAGTTAAGAAACTATATCCAAATGCTGCTAAATCTTTCGCCTTACTTGTGTATTCAGCGCTATTATAGTAGCTAATTGGTAAAATTAAAAATTTAAATTTTAGCTTTTTTGAGCTAAATTTATTGTTAATTAATACGGTGAAAAAATGAGCAAATTTCTGTCCAAGAATCATCATCATAGCTAAGTCGTTATTCAAAGAATATAGTAGGCCGGCATCTGTAGATGCACAGAATAATTCTTTTGAAACGCCCGCCGCTTCATAAATTAAATCTTGAACTGAATCAATAGTTGTCTTCTCATCATCATTACTACTTAAATCAATTAAATCAATATCATTATAAGTTGTAATAACATCAATATCTGGATTATCCTGTAGCATTGAAATAACGCCTTCGTGCATTTCTTCTGCTTCATCAGGCTCAAATACCAATTTCATTCCATCTGTTCCAACTTTTTGAACAAGAATACGTCCTAAAGCTTGAAGATTTCTTTTCTTGTCAATCTCTTTATAATCATCTAAATCGTCAAGTAAAGGAATTAAATCCATAAAAAATGGCTTCTCTTCAAAATATGAGAAATAAATTCCCATCTCGGCAGGAAGAAAAATCCATGCATCGCCATTATTATGTTTATAATTATAATAACTTTTCTGAATTATTTTTGGATAAGTTTGAAGAATTTGTTTTCTTAAATTTGCGTCAGTAATTGTATCAAAGAATTTCATACTAAATTCTACAATATCAATATCTTGTTGATTCTTAAAACGACTACGACAATATTCAAATGGCAAATCTTGAATTGCAATATATTCACCATTATCATGAATTAATCCATAATATGCTCCTTTCACCAAAATATCTTTTGCAAATAAAGCACATTTTCTTTCAATTTGGAAAGAAGCACAAAAGTCTGCCGCTTCATCATATTGGTTAGTAATTTTTTTATCTTTTAATTTATCTTTTCTATTTTTCACATGAGGAACAAGTAACCAAGAATAAACTAAAAATGTTGCATAATGTAAAATAATTCTTTTATAAAGACCACTCACAGAAAAGAAATGTTCAGATAGTGCTGCTCTTTCTATAGCATCTCCTCTTTCAACAATTCTATGAATTTCATCTTTTGTATATAACCTATGCCGCTCTCTCGGGCTTTTACTGTCTGACTTTATATATGCGCTTTTAGATGTTGCAATCATATCAGAAATTGCCTTCTTAAAAGTTGTCACTCGCTGTTGTAAAAGTTTTTCCGAATTTAATTCTGGATCAAATTTTTCATCCACTTATTTTTCACCCCCGCATTTAAAGAATGTAAGTTTTCTTTTACCTCCTAAACCTCTGTTGCGGCGGCGAGAATTCTTTTCATTCTCCATTTCAATCATGCGATAAACTCCCATCTCTAAAGCAGAAAATTTATCTTTTAACATTCTTTTATTAATTTGCTCTACAGCAATTTGGTTGCTTACACCAGTAGGTTTAATCTTTAAATTCATAATCTCATTAATGAGAATTGAAGTCAATTCATGAGGCATCAGACGAGCAATTCTTTGTTCTGGCTTCATTCTTTGACCTATTTTGGTTGCCATCAATTTTGTCTTAGCTTCTTGTTCAGAAATCAAGAAATTTACACAACCAGAATATATCTTAGCATATAATGCGGAGTGCATATCACTATTTATTTGGCCATTAGCTTTTACGCCATAAAGAATTTTAGCACAATTACGAGGTTGAATATTATCATATTCATTTCTATTAAAGAATCCGTAGGCCGGCAAGAAAATATTTCTATCTGAATCAAAAGTTTCTTTAATCATACAATCTGCAAAAGCGACACCTACATTATCTTCAGCACAATTCGCTACATTGTGCCCGCACTTCCATGCTGCTTCATGTTTCCATGAAAGATGAGACTATATCTTCTACCACTTGGGCAGCCCTCCGTTTCGTTCTCGCTTGAGAACTACATAATAGTCGTTGAACATTAATTAAATACAATATTTTTGGTCAACTCCTGCCAGGTTTCTTTTCTCTTTATTCTCGCTATTGTTTCTTTACATACGCCATAATCATCTGCTATTGACTGATAAGTCTCTTTCTTTTTTAATCTTTCGATAATAATTAAGACATCTTCTTGAGTCAATTTAGCAGCGCCATTAATTTGCGCCCTTAAATTATTTTTTATAGCATGAGAAATATTTTCTTCACAAGTTGTCCATTCTAAATTTGTAATTGAATTATTTGTTTTGTCTCCGTCAATATGATTAACTTGCAAATGCTCCATTCCATCTACTGGATTAAAATTTTCTAAAACTAAACGATGTACAGAATAAGCATGTTGTTTACCCTTTGGCAAATCAATTGAGCTTAATCTTACTTTTAAATAACCATTTTTATCTGGTAATTCTCGTATAAATTTCTGAGAATATTCACTCCATACATGACCATCTTCAGTTACATAATAGGGATACTTTAATTCATGCTTACAATTTTCAATTCTTTTCATCTTTATACCTCCTAAAAAAGTATTCGATTTATTTTGTATTTAATTCTTTGCTGCTGATCGGCATATTCTTTTTATAAAGAACTTAGCTTTCCAGCAATTAAAAGGGTTTTCACTTATATATTACTATATAAGGGGGCTAGTATGATTAACCCATTAATATCTATGACAACCTCCTTTGGATTGAAATGCTCAATTAAACGTTTTAATTCCAAAACTTGTCTGTCAAAAACTTTTTCATTTTCATTTTTTCCGAGGATATAAATATTAACTAAATTACAACGCCAAGCATCGTCTCTTGGAAATACTTTTAAAACAGTACATACTGTTTGACAGCCTAAACGTGCTACGTCCACTGATAATAAGTAGAAAGATTCAATACCATCTCTAATAATTTCGTGCGTTTCTGGATTTACTAAACGTCTATGAGCCAAAAATTTCTCATAATCAAACCAAGCTTCATTTGAACTTCCTACAAAACGGCTCATGTATTCCTTAGCAAAAGAAGATTCACTAAAAGTTTGAGAGGTCTTAATCTCGTTTAAGAAGTCTTTAGGCAATAATCCACATTGCGTTGGTACTCGGTAATCACAACCAAAAATTGCTGCTTTTGATGGATTTATAATTGCTGTTTCTAGCATTTCAATTGTTTTATCATAGCAATATGTGTTTTTGTCACTGGCAGAAGAAATCCATATTTGAACTTGATGTGGCTCTTTTGGATTTTCAACTCCATTTTTCATCTTTCTTGTGACGTTTAAAAGAGGAAGTACAATTTCATTTAAATCATCTGCATCGTGATCGCGATACTCATCAAGGATCCCTGCGTTTCTGCGGCCGCCACGCGTAGAATTTAATGGTGAAACGACGTCAAATATAGAGCCGTTTCTAAAAGTAAGTTT